GTATTATTTTGAATGAATATTCCTTCATTTCCATTTTGAGCGTTATTAGGACTATAAGTACTACCACTATGTTGATATCTTATAGCTGCAAAATCTTGGAAATCTGCAAATGAGCCCGAAAATGTATGGAGTCCACTTATTAAAGGATTAAATATACCATCTGGTGTTGTATAAGTATTAATACTAGAAGATACATCTGTTCCTAAATATAAACACATAAAGAAAGTATATTCTGTTAGATTTTTTATAGGAGTACTAAA